GGAATATCGTATCAATCATAACGTATTTATGTTTCATGGCATACCCCTAAAAATATCTATAATCCCCCAAACTAAAACAACAGCCAGAATAATTATCACTGCAATTCTTTCGATGTTATTCATGTCATTGCTCCAATTTTAGTTTATTGGCCTCTGCTAAAATATTACCTGGTATCGCGCCTTTTCCAAAACAGTGCTCAAAATAAACAGCGTTCTGCGTCATATACCGGACGAATCCACTTTTAGTGCTGCGGTTGATAGAATCAAATTTACTTTTCACTTCTAATGGTTCTTTTTTATGTTTCTTCCCGTAACTTCTGTAATATAGAGATGATAGAGCTTTTCGGCAATTTTTACATAGGGTGTCTAAAGCTATTTTCCCTGTTATTTGGTGTTCCCGGGCATATGCATTTTTAATGGTGAGTGGAATGCGGCAATCTTTATTTGAGCATATTTTTACCTCTGGTTTTGGTTTACACATTTTTCCCCCAGCATGGATTAAACATTTTTTGGTTATTTTTATTAATCATTTTCCCCATGCAACTTCCTGATCTTTGTGTTTTAGGGCAGAGCGTACATTGGTCAGCGTTGTCATAATTGCGCTTAAATCCCATAATTTGTTTCCATTGGATTTTGTCATTCCATATTTTGGGTGATATAAAACCATTTTCCCGGCAGGAATTTAAAACAGATAACCATTTTTTCAATAACACTTCTGGCATTTTTTTTCGGTATAAATCCCAATCGCCATTACTTTTTTGGTATTTTTGTAAATGTTCTATTATTAATTCTCTATCAGAAAAATCCATTATCGCGCCCATAATTTCATTAGGGTAAATATCCGGGTCTTTCATCGGGGTGCGCTTTATAATACTTTTCGTTGATTGCGTCGGCTTCTGCTGCGACTGCGCGATCGAGTTTTCTGTCCCCTGTTTTAAAATCTCGCTGAAAACTTGTAACTGACTTTTTATTTCCTGCTGTTCCATTTCCATTGCCTCCGTCTTTTAATTCATAAACATTCTGCCATGATGAATCTATTGACTGTTGTAAAACATCATTTGGATTACCATTCATTTTTAAAAGTTTTCCAATTATTGATTTTTGGGCGTTCAGTGTTGCTGGTTTTTTAATCAACTTCCTCATTTCAAGATACGCTTCCCATGTTTCTTTTTTTATACTTTCCGGAAGAACAAAATCACTTATAGTATTATTCTTTATATTCTTATCTTTCTTTTCTTTCTTCGCTGTGCTCACTGGCTGCTCACTGGCTGCTCTTTTGCTGCTCACTGGCTGCTCATTTACTTGCTCAGTTTGTTGGTATGGCTCCCAATTACATATTGATATTATTCTGAATTTATTAAAACTTTGTTGCTCAATTTGGTGCTCGTTTTCGAGGTATTTTAAAATTCGTTCAACAGTGCTCCGAAGGATTCCAGTAGCGGAGCATATCTTAGCCCGGCTCGTTATAAAACTACCTGCTTTTATTACTATTTTTTCATTGTTGAAAATTAACTCATTATCAGTATAGTTTGCTTTTCGAAGAAGATAAATCCAGACAGATAAATACTCCGGTTTTTTGGTTATCGGATTATCCTCAATGGATCGCCAAAGTTTTATATATCCACGGTACAATTAGGAAACCTCACCAATAAAAACGCCCACCAGTGGCGAACCTTCATCCGGGGAGGACAAAGCACTGGCAGGCGTAATTATTGGCTTTAAATTAAATTTTATATTTTGTTTTGACATCGGGTTCGCTCCGTTAAATTCTTATACTATTAATTTATTTTTAATTCAACTCTTTTAATTTTTCCGTGTAAAGTTTTTTGTATTGTTCCAAATCAAAAATACTTAGCCGTAAAGAAATCTTTTTTGCTTTCCAAGTTAACTCGTCAACTTTTGCTTGTCCGTATTTTTCAATCATATAGGCTTTGTATTCAATAGCCATTCCCGCGCCAAAACCATTACACGGCTTGCATTGAAAATGAACGATCTCTGGAATTAGGAAAGAAGTTCCATGAATGAAATGGCCGGCATCACCATCGTTCCATTTTCTAATAGCTCCACAGGTAACACACTTACAATATCCGTTTTCATCAGCCTCTGACCTCCTGACGTACTCAGAAAATAACGACCAGACATCTTTCTTTAAGCTTTTTGTTGTGACATCTGAGGCCAATTTTCGGGGCTTTTTATAGGAGATTAAAAAATATTGTTCTTTGCCATGAACGTGATCAATGACTTGAACGTTGGGGCTTGTTTTCTCTGTACGCTTACAAATTGGACATGACCAGGTTATATTCATTCTCCAACTTTCCTCTTCTGCTTAACTTCTTTTACTGGTTGGGGAACTAGATTCATTCAGCCGACAAGCGGCTGATTCGCACGTTGGGCCTAACAAAAATATCCGTCAAGCGCAGCCTCATCGTCTTTCGGCAAAACTACAATACCGTGGATTTTTATCGTATTCCATTCATCTGCGGTGAGTCCCATACTACGGGCCAATTGTTCAATGCTTTCGCCATTTCGCGCACTCGCGTACCCGGTTAATTGCTGTTCGGCCATTTCAATCTCTTTTTTATTCATTTTTCAAAACCTTTCAATAAAAGCTCCCAACAAGGGCGCTGCACCCGACAAGCGGGTGAGCTTTTCGTTGGGCTTAACTTCTTTTCGCATTGAGGGCATATTACAGGTAGATTTTCAGTCATTTTATATAATTCCCTATCTTGTATAATTATTAAATGCTTCTTGAATGGTTGAATATTTACGCCACGTAAAACTGTCAATAAATCTTTTAAACCTTTTTTCTTTTTTACTTTGGTTATACGGCATAATATAAATATCGTGACCATATTCTTTTACTTTTTGGCAACGATAAATATCTTCCTCTTCTGTGGTGTTATATCCGATTAGAATGTAAACAGTTCCCCTTGGGACAAGACTCAATCCAGTTAAAACATTACTTTCGTTTTCCATTAAATCCCACGCATAATGAATTTGCCCTTGAAATTTTGTTTTTTGCAATACTGATGCTTTTTCTTCGTCAATCAACCTTAAATCATAACCATTTTCATCAATAACAATTAATTTTGCTTCCCAAATTTCTTCAAAGGTTTCTTTCCATTGTTTATCAAAAAATGTATTATTATTGAGCAGGCAAATCTTCTTAAATACAGGATTATGAAACTCCCAAATCGAATGATGTTTTTTATCTGGATGACTCATTTTATTTACTTTACAAAAAGAACATTTACGGAAACATGGTCTAAAGGTATAGCCCAACGAATAGTCAAGAGGGAAAAGAGTATAATCCGGCTTCATATTCTCTACTTCATCTGGCAGGAGAGAAGCGGGAAATGCAGGCCCACCGTATTCATCAGCTTGATATTTTTGGGCGTTTTTCTCATACAGAATTGACGCATAAGAATAATCACAAAATAGCGGAGCGTCTAACATAACTTCATTACCCAGTGCCTTCTGAAATGATGATATTTTCATTAAAGCCAAATTGTGTTTAGGTGCGTCCGTGTATAGGTTTATCCGCATATTTTTTCATTACACCTTCAGCCGATTCTTTACAGATATAAACTTATCTTTATATTGGGTGCTTCCGATAATGGTAATATTCATTTTCCCAACTCCCAAACTGGCCGGACAAAAGGAATGTCTTTATTTAATAACACCGTTTTTACCCCATATAGGTAATTGCAACTCTTCACATATTTTATTAATTAAATTAATGTGTTGAGTTAATTTCTTACCCGATTGAAAGAACTTTAAAAGAGTATCCTCTTCTTTGCCGACTCTTCGAGCTAATTCAGCGCGAGAGATACCGACCTTCTTTCGCTTTTTTTCTATTGTTTCAAAGTCAATCTTTATCATGGTTTACATACTATCATTATCATTAGTTGAAAGTCAAGACAAAAATTAGTTGAAAATAATTCTTGACAGAAATAATAATTTTTAGTAGGATACAGTCAAGCAAAAACATAGGAGATGAAATGATAGATAAAAAAATAATTGAAAAAGAATATGTATGCTTTCATTGTAAAAAATCTTTTAAATCAACACACCGGTTTAATAAACCATATGGAAGAAATGTTTGTTGTGGGTATCGTTGCTACCATGATGCTGAATATGCAAGCAGATCGGCGGAAAGAGGAGCTATTTATGAAAAAAAGAATGGAATTAATGTTTTATATGAATGCTCCTGTCTAACAGAGAAAAAAGAATATCATCATTTTGATTATTCCAAACAGAAAGATGTAATAAAATTATGCAGATCATGTCACAAAAAAGAGCACAACAGATTAAGAAAGTTGTTGATGTAATATATTCACTCGCGGTTTCGACCGCCCATAGTGATATAGGCGCTGCCGATCAGACTCAGGTCAAAATTCGTAGCGCAAATCAGTACCACCGTTTAGCTCGGCTCTTTAGATAGTTTAGTTGCAGAAGGGTTGGAAGCACTTTACGAAGTCACCACCACAAGACGCAACATAAGGGACATCGGGAGTCTTGCACCGGGAAGTTGACGGCAGAAACAGGAATCGTTAACAGTTCTTTGAAGATCATCCATTTAAGGCGGGGAATAACGGAATGGCATAGCCGGCCATAAAGAAAAGTTTGGGCCACAAATGCGCTACATCTTCCCGGTGTTGGTAGGACGAAAGGCGCAAGAGACAGATTAGGAGCCAATGGCTATAAAACGTAGAACGGCAATCTCGTCTAATCTGCCTCGCCCTAAGTGGATGATCGAAACATGGCCGTGAAAAGGGAATCCAGCAAAGCCCAGCCCCTGGAAACGCTGGCAGAGATAGGGGCCACGGTCAACCAAACAAAGTGAGGTGATGTATGGCAAATGTTGGAGATAAAGTAATAATTAAAGATGAAAGCTATTCTTTGGTTTTAGATTCGGCAACGGGTAAGTTCATACACCCCGGAGCACAGGGAGGGTATCACAAAAACCACCATCTTACTATTGTCGCGGTTGGACTTAACATTCCGGGTTATGTATCAGGGAGAATACTCGCTTTTGCATATGAACTTGATACATTGGTTTATGACAGTACGGATAAAAGGTTTTTGTTTACACGCGCATCCACCCTTTCTGTCTGCGGTAATTATTGTTTCCATTGTGGAAAGATGCTTGACTAGTTATCCAGCACCGTTAACCTTAGGCCGTTTCCCGGTATCGGACAAACCGGGATAAAATAAATGGGTTGGCTAACACAAGATCAGGAGGGCAAGAAAATGCTGAATTTCCTAGTGGCAATAGTCGATGCTTTGTTATTATTTTTGGCTTGCGCTTTTCTTGTCTGTTGTGGAGTTGACGCATGGCTGGCTTTCTCTGGCGAAATAAAAGAGTTTCTGTTGTCGGCGCATCTATTGATTTTGAAAATATTTTTAGGGTAACGAAAAGCTCACCCGCTTGTCGGGTGCAGCGCCCTTGTTATGAGTTTTATAAATTAAAAATAAAGGAGAGACCTATGAAAAAAGAAAAACTGCACAAACTCCCGAATGGTGATGCGATTTTATTGAGCATGATAGGGGCTATTAAGGCTTGCCCTGGGTGTGAAGACAAAACAATATTATCACCGGCTATGCTTATTTATAGCAAAACTAATAGCGAGTATGTGTTTTTGAGAGTTAACGCAGAATCACATGCGGAGGCGTTACGATGGTGCGCTGACCTTGTTGATGCCGTTAATTTATCATAACAATTAATATACCGCTAGCGGCTTTTGCTGGACGTTTTATATAGTGTTTATTTATTAATTAGTACGGAAGTTTGTAACTTATTACTTTAACAATACGGCGTAGTTTACGTGGAAAACACCTCGGCAGAGGGACGCGGGAAAACCAGACCGCCGCCGCAGAAAGGAGAATGAAATGCTAGAAGATAAAAAATATCCATTATACCCAGAATTAGCAGAGGCCGGTAAACAAGAAGCTCAGTTCCTTATTGATTCTTTTAAAGAGAAGATTAAAAAGGCCGCAGAAGAAGTTATTCAAGGGTTTTATTGCGATATTGTTCCGTTTGTAGAAACGGACTCGTGGTCTAATTTTCGTAATCAAATAATGGATGGATTCCGTAATTATGACAACAGAAAGATACAAGGGAAATACGATTTTCGCCAAATTAAGAAAGAGATTTTCAAAGATTTCCGCGACGAAATAATGAAAGAAATGCCGGAAGAACTTATTGAGGAAAACGAATCACTAAAACGTCAACTAAAGAATGTGTTGGAATCAAGACATTGTTGATAAATCAGAAAGGACAAAATGGTACGAACATTTACGATAACTGATTACGGGAAAGATTACGGGTTCGGGCGGTATGCACTAGTTATTGATGACGGACTTCCCTTCAATCCGATGATCAAAGAGGGTACTAATTCGGAAGATTTTTTGGGTAGGATGTTGCAAGAATGGGCAGATGGAACGGAGCAGCCGGTTAAAGCAGAACCCGAAGTTGAGCATATCGACGAGGACGAAGAGTGCCGGGGGCGCAAAGAAGACCATTTTGCGGAAGTGGCTAAAGAGAGATACTATAAAGACAAATACGGGGAGGCATTATAATGGAAGAAAAAAAGGTAATTATCCCGGAAGTGGTGAAACATGAAGTTCAGAACATAGATGCCGGAAATCAAAGTCATCCACATTTCTTGGATATTATTGAACGGCTGGCCAGCAATCCTAATGTTGACGTTGAAAAGATTCAGCGCATTATGGATATGCAAGAACAAATCATCACAAGGCAGGCAAAACAGGTTTACAATGATGCAATGTTCCGCGCTCAATCCAAGATGCCTACTGTTGCAAAAAAAGTGGATAATAACGCAACGCATAGCAAATACGCCGGTTATGATGAAATACTAAAACAGTGCCAGCCAATCTACACTGCAGAAGGATTTTCTGTTATGTTTTACCAGGGACACGGAACGCCGGAAGAACCGCTGGAAAAAGATTGTAACAGAATAATGGCTGATGTCATGCACAAAGATGGTCACACAAAAACAGTCCATGCCGATATTCCTGTTGAAACTACTGGTATCAAGGGTAATGCTAATATGACCAAAACACATGCCACGGGGTCATCAATTCAATATGGCCGGGGATATTTAATGAGAATGATATTTAATATCCCAACTGGCGATGATGACGACGGGAATAAGGCGGGTGGAACGGTCTATATTTCCGACAAGCAGAAATCAACCATCGTTGACATGATCCAGTCAAAGGAAGCCGATGAAAAGAAGTTTTGCGAGTACATGAAAGTTGATGAAATCGACAAGATCAAGGCAAGTGACTTTGAAAAAGCAATGGCCGCACTCCGGGCAAAGAAGGAGAAAAAATAAGTTGACATTAATCATATAAAAAAGTAAAAGGTAATTGCGATGAACACAACAACTCAAAAAAAAATTAGCGTCGGATATGGGAACTCTTGGCATTCATGCCGTGTGTTCATCGCACCATGTTCGGCGCTTTTTTGTTTGGAGGAGAAATGAAACTCATAGAGTTGGGCGGCAAGAAATTTGGACGGCTGAGTGTGATAAAAAAGAACGGGGTGCTGCCAAATGGTAAAAACGGTAATTTGGCGGCGTGGCTTTGCCGGTGTGAATGTGGAAGTGAAATAACTGTCAGGGGGAGAGACTTAATATCCAAAAACACGTCCAGTTGTGGCTGCTACCAAAAAGAAATAAAGTCAATGATACACACTACGCACGGTAAAAGTACGCATCCTCTTTACAGAATATGGGGAGATATGAAAAAAAGATGTAACGGAGTAGGTAACGAGCAAAGCAAGAGTTTTTATTGCGGTGTGGAGCTTTGCGCAGAATGGGAATTATTTGAAAAGTTTTTTGAATGGGCTGAGCCAAAATGGGAAAAGAGGTTGGTACTTGATAGGGTAAATACATTTAAGGGATACTCTCCCGATAATTGTCGATTTGTCACCTCTAAAATAAATAACCAAAATACAAAAAGAAGTAAAAGGTGGTTTGTTTATGGCTGTGTCTATGAATCGGCCTATGATGCCGCAAAAGCCATAGGATGTTCTCAAAGTCACATTAATACAATTTGTCACGGTAGACATTTAAATGGCAAATTTTATCCTCCCCATGCAAATTGTTATACAATAAAAAAATACGAGGGTGGTCATCCATGTTTATAATAGATTGTGAGCAGCGCAGCGAGCAATGGTTTGCAGAGAGATTAGGAAAACCCTCTGCGTCTAATTTTGATTCCATAATCACATCAACCGGGGTTATTTCTAAGTCGCGGCAAAGCTATATGTATGAATTGGTGGCGCAAATACTGACGGGTAAAGCAGAAGAAGGGTTCAGATCGCCCGCAATGGATGAGGGTGTTAATCGGGAAGATGAGTCACGCAAATTATATGAGATGATAAAAGATGTATCAGTCAAACAAGTTGGTATGATTTTCCCCGATCAATGGAAACAGTATTTGTGCAGCCCCGATGGTTTTATTGAAGATCATCAATATGGTCTTGAATTAAAGAATGTTTTACCAAAGACACAGATTGGATATTTGCTAGCTAACAAACTCCCCACATCATATTTTTGCCAAGTCCAAGGCAGTATGCTAGTTACTGGATTTGATAGGTGGGATTTCTGTTCATATGCTCCTGGCCTTCCGCCGTTAATCATTGAATGCCATCGTGACGAAACTTGGATTAAGAAAATGGAAGTTGAGCTAAATGCGTTTTTAACAGAAATGCTTTCAATCGTTGAGAGGCTTAAGAAACTATAATGATCTTAAAATGTGTTTCCGTACAAGATGGAGTTCCTTATTTCGATCATCCAATATCTGAATTGGTTGCTAAGTGTGTGCCTGGTGCTGCGATTCAACTTCTTACTCCCGATAAGTATATTTCTGTTCAGCAGATTAAATGGTTTAAGGGCGTATTGCTGCCCGCCCTTGCCAAAGATTCCGGCGATTCAGTTGAATATTGGGAAACAACGCTTAAAGTGGCAGTCATGCCCGATGAATTTATGCCAACCTACGTTGCTATTGGTAAACAGGTAATGCCGGTTATTCCATCAATCAGTAGTTTATCGATCAAGAAAATGAACCAATTAATTGAAGGTTCGGTTGCACATTGCCGGGATGATTTGGGGTTGTTGTGGTGTACGCTGCCAGACAGTGAGTTACGGAAAAGATAGCAGGGTGGTAAGGTTGTGGGTGAATTACCCATTATAAAGACAAACATAAGAGAACGACCTGGCCCCCTGCTTTGAAAGGAGAGAGAAATGGACAAAATAACTAATGAGGAATTGGTAAAATTCTTAATAGATGAAGACAATACACCATTAACACCACTTGGTGAATTACGCAAAGCCGAACTCCTTTCCCGCCTCGCAAGGGTGCAGGAGTTGGAAGAAGAAGTTGAAAAACTAAAAGAGCAGGTGGACTTCGAGCACAATAAGGCCGGACATCTTGAATGGGTGAAAGGCCAGCGAGCCATTGAGAAGTTGGAGAGAATTAAGAAAGCGTATAATAGTTACGAGTATCAACTGACATACAAGATTCTCGCAGAGGAGGGATAGGGGTAAAATAAGATGCTTGATAAAATTACCATGAACCATAAAAAGAAAATCACCGAACTCAAACAGCAACTTGAAGACACGAAGTGTAAATATTACGATTTAATAATGTCGGTAAGTATTAAATGCCCCAACGAAACTAGGCATCAGACTGCAAGAAGGTACATTTTACAAGCTGAAAAAAGTACAGATAATTGCGCTAAATCCGACAACCTTACCAAAGAAGAAAGGATGAAGTAAGCATGATGTGTGATTATTCAGTGTTGATTTTATGGCATCTGCCGGTAATTGAAAGTTTATTAGTGGCTATTGTTGTTGCGCTATGGAGGTTAAAGAAATGACTGACTATAAAATATCCATAGAATGTTTTGTTTGTAAAAAGAAGATACTAGACGAACATACAGCATTATCTAATAAGAATAACGGAACAATGATCTGTATGGGGTGCGAGAACGCCGAGATAGAAGTGTGGCGGGTGTCATTGCCTAATCAATCAGGCGGGTACTTCGATCATGATTTTAACTCCATGATTGAAGTCCTGCGGGACATTGATATTGGTAGTACAATGGTCGTCAGTAAAGAAATGATAAAAGCAACTAAATATATAATGCTTCCAGAATTTGAAGGATTTTAAATATGACCGACTATAAAATAACACCTGAACTCGCGAAAGTGCTGACTGAATTGGTGGACGAGTGCTGGCATGAACAAAGTAACAGGAAGTGGTCGTTTTGCAAGCACTGTAAAAAGCCAATATTTAGTGATGATAATTCTAACTGCACCTTCACCACTCCCAATGATGCCCATAAGGTAATGGAGAAGTTGGTGGAGAAGGGATTGTGGAATAAGTTTTATTGGACTGTACGCAAAATAACTGATGAGGGGCTTTCTATGCCCGATAATGCCTATACTACTCAATGGCTTCACCTCAACAAAGAACGCTTCTGTTGTTTAGCTGGAATGTTTATAAAGGAAAGGGAGGAGAAGGGATGACTAACTTTCAAACAGCAAAGTACAATGACTTATGTGGTTGTGTTGCCGTTAAACATTATAATTGATCACCCACTTTCTTTTTATGGTATGCCGTCCAACCTCCGAGGACAACACCTAGCCACATACAATGCCGGACTATCCAACCCTTCCCCCTCAATTCCATTGCCTCATAAAATACCTCGTTTGCCTGCGAATATGTGGCCTGTGGCACTGAATCTATCCGGTAAAGGTAATCATGTAGAACGGCCTCTCGGTGCGCCCTGTCGCCAAATAACTCGAAAATGAAGGGCACCCTAGGAACGCTGGCAAAGTCTGTTTCAAATCCGGCGGGTACTTCTATTTTTCCCAAAAGATTGGATTCATAAATCAGAGGGGAAAAAAGAACCCACACGGAGTCATCATCTTTTAATTTTGTGTTAAGTTCTGTTAAAAATTTACTCATCCTTTTGACCTCCTACATAAACTGAACCACCTATCTCAATACCCTCGTCAATCATTCTTTGCCGCAGCCTGGAATTTTCTTCCCTTAAGTCTGCCTCTCTCTTTTCACCTTTTTCGTGTTTATCGTCCCGGAAAGGACAACCGCAACAAGGAAGTATTAAAAAGAAAGGGTTAATCATTTTACCGCCTTCTTTCCTGATAATGTATCAGCACAAGAATTCCATGCCTTAAACCCATTAATTGCGCCGTCAACCGCTCCGCCAATTACGGATAAAATCAGAGCAACAATCAGGAATATAATTTTAAGTAGTGCATTCATTTTTAATCTCGATCTGAACTTTTCCTTCTTTTAATCCAGCCTGTAATCTCTGGAAAAACGCCGTGAAAGCAAGTTTGCTTTGGCCGATCGAATCAATGCCTTTTTTAAAACCGACTAACGGGCATCCTTCCGTGTCTTTGTCTGTATTTCCTGAGTGAATCCTTACACCTTCAAATCCCGTAACATTGAGAATCAACGGCATGACTCGCTTAAATCGGTTTGAATAATTAGTGATGACTTCATATGTTCCGTAAGGTATAGCAGTTTGCTTGGGAATTTTGACAGCTCTGACCTTATCTTCCAGTGTGTAGCAAAAGAACTGTCCATCAATAAGTAAATCTCCGATAGTTGAGTGGTCAGTAAATTCTTTTCTAATTAACTCTAATTTCATTATTCACTTCTTCCTTTCCGGGAGTATTTTTCATGGTCTTTTAACGCGGTGACCATTGCCTTGTTTTGCTCTTCTAGCCGGCCGATTCCTTGGGCAATATAAGTGAGATTTGCTTCCAATTTTGTGACTCTATCGCAAACTGCCTGATTTGCAACTGCAAGAGATTTAATGGCGTTTTCCTGATCGTTTATCTTTGCTGAAATAGAATTAACGCCTTGTGTTGCAAGAAAACCAATAATCATTATGGCAATCAGTACAATCCACTTCCAACTTGGGTATTTTCCATCTTCATCTTTTGCCATTGATAAGACCTCCGCTTTAGTATTTTATGGTTTTACAAGTTTTCCTTTGCCAGCCTCCGGGGGGTGGGTTGGATTATGGAGTTCGATATTTATTATGTCAGCGTCCGAGAAAATGACATAGTTATTGCTTCCATCGCCCTTACCACGGCTCTTTGCATCTAAATACTTAATACCGCGAATGCCAAGCGAATAGAGATGATCAGAGGCAGCCTTGTCGCTTCCAGCGGACCGGACTATTTGCCAATATGCGCTTCCCCCTGTTCCGATACTCTCGTTTACTCCTGCCTTTTTTAACGCATCTTTTACCTTATCGCTTTGCTCGCTCAGAGGCTTATCCCAGAGCAGATATTCGTCTTTTCCGGGGGTTAATTTAACTTTATATAGGCGCCCCTCTTTATCAAGTATGCCTTCATATATTTTTGGTGAGCCTTCAGCTAACACGCCGATAGCCGCAGCAAAACGATCTTCTGGGTTATATCCAAGATATTTCTTTACTGAGTCTCCGCCATCTTCTATGGCATGGTCAATAATCCTCGACATTTTCCCAATAATATCTTCGGGAGTGACGAAGCGAGAGCTGCCTTTTTCTTTTGCAATCTGATTAGTTCTATCCGCAATTAGACGGGCTGCGTCTTGTAATGGCATCGACAATCTATCCGATGAGTCCGCTAGTATCTTCTTGTAATGCTCCCCTACTTCCCTTGAATCGGTAAAATAAAGGCCGTACCCATAAGACTGTGATCGCTGGCCAGTTCCAATTCGACTTGTCGAAAACCTATTGATCGTATGAGGCGATCCATGCCATGCTTCAATTCCCGCCTCGGCCTGTGGGGTTGTCTTGGCGGGTATGTTGGCCGTGCCCGGTTTCTTGGTCACTGGCCCAATATTAAGGGAACCGCGCTCATTATTCAAGGTGTTTTTGAGGGCGTTTAAGGTAGATGGATTGGTTAATTTACCTTTGGTTGTTGGTTTGGGTTTGCTAAAAGATTCTAATTCTTTAAGAATTATACCTTTTTGGGCGGAAGTAATATACCCTTGCGATATAAGTGTTTCAAGAACGCTTTCACGAATCGCTGGTGTTCCTGCGGCGAGAGCGTTGACGTTAACGCCTTTTTCTTCAAGTCGTTTAATGTTTGGCGCATTTTTAAAACTCCCGGCAGGCATTTTACTACTTTCTGCGGGGATTTCAAGGTTTAATTTCGGTTGATCTACCAACTCAAAGCCCTGCCCCTGGGGAAGCGCCAATCTACCGGGCTGACCTGCGGGAAGTGCCGGGATAGGTCTTGAAGTCGAAGTAAACCGAGCGTCAATAACGTCCGGGCTGGTCGGTGCACCTTGTAATTCAAAGCCTTGCCCTGCCGGTAGCTGTTTGGGATAGATTAACCGTCCGGGTTGCGGTCCGTATGCCTCGCCCTGCAAAACTCCGCTTCTGACTGGCCCAACTGCCCTTGAAGCATTCGCCTGTCCGGGCATAGGTTGAACAGGTACGGCGCCGGGAATATCTTTCTGCAAAATCCCTTCTAAGCCACTGAAAGAATTATCAACAAGTTTATCCGTTGCGCTTCTCATAACTGGTTGTGGCATTTTAACTCTATTCAATAAATTTTCAGCATCCGAAAACATTCCTTTAACTATTCTGTCGGGACTGTTCAAATATTTGATATATTCCTTTATTCCTTTTCCAGCTGCGCCCCGCGCAATCATGGCCGGATTCATTGAAAGAATTCCCCCAACAATTTCCCCACCAGTGAAAACATCCGTCATGTCGGCTAATCCCTTGATGTTCTTTCGAGCGTCAACAATAGCCCGGTGAGCAACTTCCTTTTCGATTGTTTTTAAGGATCCATAAGTCTTTTTCAAATCCTGATACCCGGGACCAACGGCATTCATAATATTATTGTCAAGTTCTTCACGCATTGCGGCGGCCACAGAAGCGTCAACTTGTGCCTTTGCTTTACTGACCCGACCTTCATAAAAACCGTTTAAAGAACTATTTAAATCAGCAATTCGCGCTTCGATAATATCCGGTGGCTGTCCGTGCAATTCTCCAATTTCGGCCTTTAAATCGCTGGCATATTGACGTATTTGAGGGTTATTTTTTAAATTTACAGAAGCCTTGTCAAGTTCCGTTAAAATTGGTTTAGCGTCAAAGATTGCACCGGCATCTCCTGCCTCTGTTGCCATTGTATGATATTTATCAAAAATAGATCGTTTTGACTGTTCGATTGATTCAGAAAATTGTTTTAATGTCTTCGGTAAGCCAGTGGCCGGATTTCCATTAATATCAGTCAAAATAAGATTATCTTTATTGTTGACAATGGTTTTAACGGCTGTCTTTGCCCGGGCAAAATAATTTGCTGTCTGTGAAGCTGTACCTTTCCCAACAACAGAAGGCCGGATTGCTTTTTCAACTCCTCGATTAATAACGCCGGTCAACTGCTTATCCAGCATTTCGGGAGTTTTTGAAATTATGGTAGTTCCTACATCCCGCGCAATATTGAAACCTTCTTTGCCGGCTGCGGAAACTAACTTGCCAGCCGGATAAACCATTGTTGCTCCGGCCAGATTAGAAACGTCATTTTTAACACCTTCGGGAAGATTCGCTAATGCACCAAGTGGAGAGTTCTTTATAATCCGTCCGCCTTCGGTCAAAATTCCCTTTCCTACGGCCTCCAGTGATCTTTTCCCTTGTGTGTCTGGCACAAGTCCCCATAATCCTTTTGCGGCTTCCATGCCCTTTTCTGCTGCGAAATTCCCTACTGTCCCGGCAACATTCAAAGCACTTCCTAAAGTAGGCGAAAAATCCCTGACGGCAGACGGTTTCGGGTTGGAAATAGGATCAACCAGACCGGAGAAAAAGCCCTTTTCGGCGGGTGCGGATTGCTGTGTTTTCGGTTGTGCTGCTCCCCCGGCAAGATGGTTCATAATTTCATCATCTGAATATCCGGCTTGTTTCGCGCCAGCAACATCAAAACCGACATGGCCGCCGATTTCATCTACTGTATATCCTGCTTTTAAAGCTCCTTGCACATCAAAAGGCATTGTTTTCTCCTATTTTTGGAATGCCGAAAGTGGGGGCCGTCCTCCGGATGATGGTGCCGCTTGCGTCGCTGCTCCATAATTTCCGCGATACCGCTTAAACATATCCGCCTTATATTGTTCAAGTGTCTTATCTCCCCGGACTACTTCAATTGGATATAAAGGTGAAAGATCAGTATCAACGCGGGCAATTAATGCTTCTCGAAGATTTGAAATTGCTCCTCTTATCTGTGCCGGTGATCGTGCTGATTTTAGGTTTTCTAGTTCAATTACCAGACGCATATCAGAGGACTGAGACGATCCAGATAAAGCTGTGTTTATTTCCTGAACAATAGCATTTCTATTTGATTCAAAGTTAGTATATTCAGGTTTACCAAACTCTTTTGATACAGTGGACATCACCTTGTTGATCATATTTAAATCAACATTAGGGAGTTTTGACAGTTGTTCATCAAGGGCAGATAGGCGAGGCAATGCACCTCCTGCAAAATTGATTGTTCTTTGATTTGTTGCGCTTTGTTTCCATTTATAATTAGCATCGGCCATGCCCATATTAAATTTTGGATACTTTTTAAGAACTTCCGTTTTTACTTTTGAAGCAAGGGGATTCCCCATTGATCCCCTTATCGCTATTGGTGCATCTTGGCCGTCAATAACTGACTGCGCTATTGATGGGACATCGATTTCTCTTGCTTTTGAATTATCAACAATCGTCCTATTTTTCTCAGCGTATTGAAGTTTTCTTGTCTGCATTGCATCAAGCACGGCCTGAGCTTCGGTATCTCCGCGCAACGCTCTTGCTGTAAGTTGTTCTTCTGTCTGCGGTTTACTTTCGGCATCAACACCTAATGCCATTCTTGCTACCTTCCGCAGTTTTTCAGCATCGTTGACATTTCCTGATTGCTCAAGGGCATCGGCCTTTGTTATTAATCCTTGAGCGTACTGACCTTTAACTTGGTCAATAGTCAATGCTGTTTTTTTAGAATTAATATCCTGACCATAACTCTGCAATGTTTTTGAAAAAACACTTGACGCAATTTGTTTCCAGCTATTTGGATCACTTAATGCTTGTAATTCTTCATATTGTTTCTGACCCTCTTGTGTAGTGGCGTAACTTGGATTTGATTCAACTTTCTTTTCAAAATCTTTCCTTCTGTGAGAAATGTAATCTTGATGAAGATCGGGATCGTTTGCGATGATATGATAAGCCGTAAGTTTATCAACGTTCTTATCTTCTACCAGTTGTTTAACTTTTTGAGTTATTAAAGAATTTTCTGGAATTTTTACTTGCTTTGCCATAACGTTATACAAAGATAAGTCTCCCTCTCCAAAATTTTGAGCAAACTCTGGAACTTTCGCCGTTTCATTCCGAACTTGTTGTTGTTGCAAAGCCATGCCCTGTTGTTTCAACCCTTGAATATCAGGAGTTTCAGGGCTTCCATATTCAATATCACTTACTCTTTTGGCCATATCCAACTGTCGGGCATGTTGTTCAAGTTGCTGCTGATTTTGCATAAAATTACCGACCTTCAACATCGGATCGATAATCTGTCTAAAATTAGACTCAGGAGCTACATAATAAGGATTAGCCATTTGCTACCTCCAAAATATTTCTATTGCTTTTATCAAAAAAGGTGTATAATGTCACCATGAAAAAAATAATCCTTGTTTTTATCATCTTGTTGGCCTCATGTTCTACCCAAAATAATTATCTTATTACAAATAATTCCCTTAGTCTCCCCACTGGGATACAAGAACAATCTTCTATAGCTATCGTAAACAAAATCCATGAATGTCTTAAGCTTTCTGATGATAAAATATTTCCGTTTGTTTATATCGCCCATAGTGACGAAATTAATGCATGGATTGATGATAAAGATAATATTTTTATTACGAGAGGATTTTATGTTTTTGATGACAAAGTTATTATGTTTGTTCTTGCCCATGAAATGGCTCACATAAAACTGAAACACCTGAGAAACAGAAAAATGGTAAGCTATGCCACAAGTGGAGCTATTATGATTATTAATCGTTTTGTTCCCGGTTTTGGTTGGTTTAATGTTGCCGCAAATCCAGCAGTTACTAATAATTTCAGCAAGACTCAAGAATATGCTGCTGACAAATTGGCCTCTGAGGTACTTATAAGTTGCTTTAATATTTCTTCTGCTGAACAAGTTAAAATTCTCCAATCTATTCAAAATGTAACTCAAGAAGGTGGCGGTTTTTGGGCTCAACATCCTTCATGGTCTGAACGTATCGAGGCTATTTCAAAACCTCCTTCAATTCCTTAAATATTTCAGGTGTATATTTTTCCATTAGATCAAAAGTATCATCCCGATATTTTTCAAATGCTTCTTCCATCTTGTTTTCTTTGGTTAATTTCAGAATCGGCTTAATCATTTCAGATTTAAGTTTTCCATAGAACGGAACTTTGTCCTCTGTTGAGTTAATAACTTCAATTAGATTCTTTCCCTTATCCCAATATGCCACCATGAATTTCTTATGGTTTTTAACTGTGTATCGTCTTAATTTCTTTAATAGAGAACGATCTTCTTTGGTCAATCCAACGCTAGTATTTACTTCGGTGCAAATCCATGTTCCCCTACCTCCGGTAATCAAACTGATAGGATTTAAAACGGCATTCGCTACCGACGCAGCACCACTATCACCACTAATAGGAGCATATAAGGCATTTCCAGCCGTTCGTAAGGTTTCCCCATTGAAAGCGTTGCTATCCCCAAATAAATAATCAATTGGGGCCATTGCTGTTCTTTCGAGTGCAGACATGTTTTTATTTGCATTACCAAGAACGGTATCGTCGGGCGCAACTAATGATCCAGGGAGAACAGATGCCATTACCCCCGCTGTTCCGGGAGAATCAACTGTTCTTTGTTGCTTAGTCTTTGATCCATAATCTATTCCCTGTCCTCCCCATTGACCACGTGCTAATTCAGCTGCCGCAATATAGGCCGCAACTGGTGCTACTTTACCTATTGTTCCAGTTAACGTATTTGATGCTGCTGCGTTTGCCGCTTCTCCGGTTGCTGCTCCAGGAAGGTCAGCAGCTCCTATACCTACTGAGGTTGATCCTGTTCCTGACTGGGTTAAAAGACTGTTAGCAGGAGTTGCGGCTTTGCCCCATAAGCTCCCCTTTGTTAACATGGCGGCTGTCCCTAATGCTTGCGCCCCTGTCCCTAAATATCCTTGTGTTTCCGCTTTTTTAGCAGCGTCCTCCTGTGCTGCTGCTTCGGCTTTTGCTTGAGAAAGATTTTCAGCAAACTGGCTATTACTTAAAGCGTAGTTTTTGGCAAATTGGTCTTCGCTTGCCGCTTGTGCTTTTTCTGCCAGAGATTGAGAGGCATTGGCTAGATCATAAGACCTTTCTGTATTAGCAGCGTCAGCAGCGTCAGCGAAGTATCCTGAACCCATTGACTTAACCGCGCTGGAAGACAAGGGGGTTCCTCTTAATTGGCTTTGTGTTTTTGCCTGTCTCAATAAATCTGCAAAACTTCCGTATGCTGCATATGCCATTAGAAAATCCTCCTAGGGTTTTTCGGATCGTAATTATAAAGATACCCGCCGGCCAGTGCCGCACCAAGACCAGTATTAACATATCCCATAGTTCTTGCTCGATCTGCTGCGGCAATCTGATCGGCCATAGTCTGTTTTTGTAAATCCAGTAAACCAGTGAACTGTGAACCTTTTTGCGCTAACGTCTGATTAAATTGATTCTCCTGTGCAAGTTCTTTCTGCTGTGCAAGAGTCAATCCTTTTTCCTGTAATCCTATCATTGCGTCACGATAATTTTGCTCTCGTGTGTCTGCAAGATTGGCCTGAACCAATGGGGCATAATCAGGTTTAACTTGCCCGGTTACTTGCGCCTGATTTTTCAGCGCCATTAACTGCTGAACGAGGTCTTGATTTGCTCCGGGGTATCGTCTGATTGCCATATATTCTCCTTAGCGGATCGTTGTTTGAGGTAGGTAATATAATCCTACTGATAAAAGCTCTAATCCATCTGCCACGTTTGTAGTAGCTGAATATTTCAACGAATGGTAAAGCCATGGGCCTAATATCGTTGACTGTGTGTCATAGTGTGTCGTCGAGGCACTCGTTATGATCGCTGGCCCCATCTGCCCACTCGTTCCACTGGTCGTAATTGCCCGATCCCCGTAATAACTAACCGTGATGTTCCCTGTGGCCTTTTTCTTATGAGCAGTCCTGAGGTATTTAACCGTTGCTTTCCGCATCATCGGAGCCACATTATCTAAAATAAAATCTTTGGTGTGCAGATATGAAGTAATATTTGCAACTGAGTTCCAGTTATTCCCATTCTCAAGACGATACATAAAACCATCTTTTCCACCGCCGTATGTGTAACCGACTCCATTAGTATCCCAAACTGGCCCGCCTGATTGGATAGGATTTGCTCCGGCTGCGTTCTCTCTGTAAATCTTTGTCCATTCCTTGTGTTTCAGGGAATATTCCAGCTCAGTATTGAGATAAGTTGCCGTTGATCCTGATGCAATCAGAAGTTTATAAGATCGAGTAGACACATCATACCAAGCCACTGATTTTGATTGCCATGCAGTCGGGATATAACGAGAATCATTGGGATCAAAATAGCATTTTATGTCGTCTGATATAGGTACAATGGTTGCGCCATCGGACATTACGATTGCCTTATCTGATTGCCATATTGCCACTGTTCGTTTAACGTCGGCACTTTCGGTCATTTCCGCGCTAACCATCGACAAAGGAGCCACGCAGCCGATATTGGTTGACATTTTCTGTAATACCCATGTGGAAGGAGAATTTCCGCTAATTCTATATGTCTCATTCCTCTTCGTAACCATTAATGATTCAACAGCGGTATTGGTATAGATATTATAAATTACCGTTGCGGCCGTAAGTTCTTGTCTATCTCCAAAGGTTATTTCTCCGTAATCGTCTCCGTTCATTAAATCAGGAGCATTATAAGTTGAATAAATAGCCTTGTTCTTATCTCCGGATTTCTCATTGAATAAAAACAATCTATTTTGAAAATTTTCTGAAAATGTATAAGAAGATACATTATCCGGATAAGCTATCCCTGTTATTTCGGATACTTTAACATCTGCATCAAGATTCCCGGCGAATTGAATCTTGTAATAATAAAGCGGATACTCGTCGGATATTGCTCTTTTGAATTCCGATCCTTTAGGTGCTCCTTGGAAAGATACAACACCTCCTTTACTAAAAGACGTTGTTGACGTAGCAGTTGCTTCGTTTTTAGCGCTTACTGCTTGCCAATCCTTCCCGTTATGGAAATAAGGCGACATCGTAGTTGATGCTGTAGAATTTTCCGATCCGGCCACAAATTTAAAACTGATCCCTTGCATTGGATTAAGGAAGCCAAGATAAATGGCATGGGTAGTCTGTAAACTAGAAAAATCAGCATACGTTGACTGTGATCCATCGTTGACTTGGTTAGTATAATCCTTATAGGTAGTTCCGTCGTATTTTAGGCATTTAACCGTGTATTCTTCTACTCCATCCCATATGTTTTTGAGAGTTTGCATGGGTGCGTCAGTTGTGACGTAATAAATAGAGGCTTGACCAGCGTCGAAACTGAACTGATACCAATAGAGAGAAAGGCCGTTAATATACCTTGCCTTAGCTGCACCTGATGCTGTCCATCCAATCGTTCCGGTCTGTGCCAGCGTTTTTCCTGCTACTGTTGTTCCATCTGTAACTGTCAGTACTGTAAAACTGGCACCCTGCCATTCACTTACATTCATTGTTGAAGCAATGGTGTTACCAGAAGAAACATATAGTTTTACTCCCTGCAGGGGCCGTTTTGAACCAACCAAAAAATAATTAGAGTTATTTCCATATGATTGTGTTGGTACGGTAAAATCAGAAGTCCACCGAGCCACGCCTTTAGAGATTCTAAATTCATCCATCCAACCAAGAAAATAAGTTGATGCTGCCCCGGTTTGTCCCAAATACAGAGTTCCTGCTATGTTTGGGCAATCAGCATTCCATGCTCCGCCTGATAGAGTTAATACTTGACTTGTGCCGTTTATAAAAATACGCCATCCGGTAGCAGCATTATCCGTGTTTACCCTTACGATAGCAATATGATACCATGTTGACCCGGCGGGATTCCAGTTGGCAAGGAATTGAGTTTGAGTTACTCCTCCTAAAATTGTTGTAAAATATAATCTATCGGCATCGAAAGCAATAGCAACATAATTAGTTGCGTTTACGTACTGACTGTAAATATATTGTGTTGTCGCAGAAGGGTCATTCGTCCACCTTACCCAAGTGTCAATAGTAAAAGCACCATTATCGAAGTCGAAATCATCATGGTCAGGAGTTGTTAGAAACGAACCGATAGTTGAATAGGCGGATGCCGTACCAAATTTATATTGGTTTGTTTTAGTAGTTGTTCCAGTTGGAGTTATGGCTTTACCAATTTCATCGGTAAATATTACACCGCCGTCTAAACCGTCCATATGCAACATTAATTTTGTATACGTGTCTATGCCACCGGAAGTTGAAAGCGTTGCAACTTGATCGGAAGTTTGGATGGTATTACTTAAAATATCACTGTAATCATTGGAGTTTGTTACTGAGTAAGTAACAGAAGAAGATGATGTTATAAAAGAGGTTGCTTCAATTTCATTCCCTCCCCAAATTAGCGTTTCATCACCATTGGAGGCAACCATGTTTCCGCCAGGTGCCGAAGAAAATCTCCATAAATTGTTGTACGCAGAAGGCGACCACAAAGCGGTAGTTGAGAAATTACCTATCCCGGGAATGGCTGTAGTATTTTGAAATAATTTCCCTGCCGTGGGTGTGGTCGAATCTGCGGCGTAAATAATCACGTGGCTTTCAGAAGGTTGATCTTTCTTGAAATGAAATCCATTTAAAATGTACGGATAAGAAGTACCTTCCGTTGATGGGGCCGAAGTATTTATTGCAGTATGGCCATTTACTCCTTTAAAATGTTTTCCATCCTTCCGCAGATTTTGAATGTCCTGTAGGCCGTAATCATCAATTAAAAGCGCATCTTCTGATGGTTGCCATCTTCCAGTAAAAGGGAATAGATAAGGTACAATATCTTGCGCTGTAACCTGAAAAGAGATTATAGTTGCTAATATTAAACTAATAAGCAAGAAAGTTATTTTTTTCATAAAAGATACGGTGCTCCACCTTCATTTTCAAATTGTTTCCAGTATGCGCGATTATATTGTTGAATTGCCTCTAGTTGCATCTTGTAAATTCCCGGCCAGATAACAGCGTTTTCGATCTGGACGTTGCCGTATTGAACTAATCGGGAAATTGAACCGGATACGATGGCATTATGGAATTTAAATGGTAATTGTGGAACATCACCAATATTGGACATCGGCGCAAGGTCAAGTTCACCCCATACCCTGCCGTCATAAACTCCATCGGGCAGTGGATACCATAAAAGACGATCTGACTTAACTCCCGCTGTCGTAAAATGCTGCTTATGAAAATGTTTTAACGGTCTTGATATATTGGTCGTGTCCATCATGGACGAATCTTTTTCGATTCCTTCTAGTGATATCGGTGGAATAAGACCATTATATCCCCGCCATGAAAAGGAATGAACTCCAGAAATACTCTTTGAAAGTGTTACCCCTCGGTGGTAGGCCACTGCCGCCGTTCCAACTGCTGTATATCCGGAGGTATCAATTTTACTGCCGTTTAGATCGTAAAGTTCAAATGTGCCGGCTGCTTTGTTCGTAACCACCGCGAGAGTATAATTAAGTTCGGTCATTCCGGTAACAACTCCGAAATGGACAATATCACCATCAACGAAGCCATGAGACGCCGCCGTTGCCACTCCCGGGTTTGCTTTTGAAATACCTGTGACTGTTGCGGAAACTTTTGTTTTTACACCGTCAATCAATTCCATGAGCCAGTGCATCGGGTAAAGTTCGTCACAGACCATGACTTCATTGAGATAAACCATATTGATGACGGCCTGAACTTCAAGCAGTCTAGTCTGCTGCATATCCCCCATTGCTTTACAAATCTGATCGCTTATATCTGCGTAGGTCAAATAATTAGCCATTTCCCCTCTCCATTAATCCGGCGATCATACAAATCAGAAAAGCCGTTACGGGTATGTGTAGTGCTGCATTGCCAGCCATGTTAATTATTGCTATTACAAAAGCTGAAAGTAAGTAAATGTTTTTACGTGGGATAGTAAATATAAATCCTCCAGCAATTACCAGACCTAAAAAACCAAATTGATGAAACAAAGTGACCCATTCAGAGTGCATGGGATATGGATGCGCCCATTTTGCCGCAGGGCCAATTCCAGAAGCAAAGCCGAGCGGAGACGTGATGACTTGGTTAAAGACTTCTTTCCATAATCCAAAACGCTCATTATTTAAGACAGAGGAGTTATCATAAAAAACAGTATAATAAAATGCCGCAAACAATAGACAGGTAATAAATGTGCAAGTATTTTTCCAATCAGGTCGGTATCTTAAAAAGATAAATATTCCACATCCGATTAGTGCCGGAATAACAGCTGCTGATGTCATTGAAAGAATAAGGCCAACGGAAACAGGTATAATTCCCCACCACCATTGCGGAAGAAATGATTTTATTTTCCCCCTGAAGAAGAACGGTAACGATATTGCAAGAAACGCCGCCAGATAATTAGGGTTACCAAGCATCCCAACCAGTGCGCGATCGCCGATAGACGATCTTGATTCAGCAATTAAGGACAGTCCGATTACGACAAGATCGATGCCAGTGAATTTCTGCAAAAGAGCTATTGATGTTTGAATAAGTGCCCCAATACAAATAATATTGTAAAATAAAGACATATGAAGTTTTGACCGTGATGCTTTAAGGTAAATAATTGCCCCGGCGAACATAAATAGAACTTGCTGAAATCCGTTTAATGCCTGGCCAGTTGCAGAGGGATTTATTAATGCCCTATAAAAAAGATACGCCTGCCATACCGCCACATAAAACAAGAATGTTTTTGCCAACTTATTCTCGATCATGGTTGCCAGGATAACTAAAAATATTACCATTAATCCAATTTGCTGGCCATGCCAGATATAACCCCGCGCCAAGATTAGGAATGGTGCAAGTATGAATAATGCTGGCAATATGTATTCTTCTTTTTTCATCGCTTCCTCTCCCCTCCCAAGGAAAAAGGCGGGAGTTTCCCATGCTCCCGCCGGTTAAATGTTAAGGAACTCTCATAGGAGTAAACCAATAATGGATAAACCCATGAGCCGTATCGACACCAGAAGACGAAAGTGTGTAATACAAATCATCATCTGTCCCGGATGTCACAACAGCATGGCCAAGGTAAGAACGCCCACCGTTAGTGGCTACAGCATCAGACCCCGTAATTGCCGTGTAAAGTAATGTTCCATAGGTGCTTGCCGCTGTATAGTCAATGGTTGATCCTGCCGTGATAACGCCAGTATCTGCCACAAACCCGGTAGATGTCAGAGAAACTCCACTTCGGAATCCTGCCGCAGTATCTGCCGTACCCACATTAATAGTAATTCCGGAATCAGCTGTAGTTACTTCTACTCGAACATCGTGGATAAAAGACTTAGGCAGGAAATTGACTCCGGTATCCGTCGCCGTGGAACTGGCCGCATGATCAAACCAGACCATTCCATGATGTACAACATTTGGCTTTTCATCGATGACAATAACGTGTTGATATTTGTCAAAGTCCTCGATTGTCTTGGTAAAACCGCCATTGGTATCTACGACAATAAGATTGACATATCGGTCGTTTGTCGTATCTGTCGGATCAACTCGAAAGGACACCATGTCATTGCAGATAGATGCCGACTCGAAACTTGTCGTGGTTACGGGATTTGTCAGACTTGTGCTGCCGCCGTAATAAGTCAGAGTTTCGCTAACATCGGAATCAACTGACCGGACGTTAAAAGTAATTCCACTCGTTACTCGTTCAAGGATTGCCCTGCCTGTGGCATCCATCTTTCCGGTGTCTTTGTAAACATAAGCCCACATATCTTGAGGCTCGGCCATTGCTGGAATAGCAAAGACTACACTCAAGATTAAGGCTGTGATAATTGTCCAAAATCGTTTCATTCTTTATTTCCTCCTGTTAAAAAGTTCTTGCGTTTCCAATTGTTGAGCCTACTGAGTTCATGATAACCCTATCGAGTGCGTCGGTGTACCATAATTCTTCGTAATCGGTATCTGTCACAGTGCCGTCACCATCCAGCCCCGAAGTTGTTTCATTAGAGGTCAGAAGGTGGATAAACTCAAAAGCGTTATACATGAATTCAACTATTTGTGCTTCGGCACATATCCCACCGGGACGAAATGTAAAAGCTGCCGATCCGTTCCCAAGGGTACTTTCTCCTGTCTGATTCATTACCTTCTGAGTGCAAATCGCTGTGTAAGCTATTGCCTCATAATTGGTAAAGGTCAGACCTTCCAGATCGAGTTTCTCGGAGAGCGTTTCCATAGCGTCAAGCATGTCATAGAAACATTCCAAAATAGCCGGATCGTCATATCCTCTTGGCGTAATGTGATAAAATCTTGCAGCTTTTGTTGAAACTGCGTTGATTAACTGACCTCCACGCGTATCTTCGATGCACCCGTTAAAAATAGCAGTATAACAAAGTGCTTCGTAAGTTGTCGCGGTTACGCCAGTGTCATCATCCAGTTTCGCGCAAATGCCCTTAAATGCTGCCCACCACAAATAGATACAGTCAACAAAATCGGAGGCCACAAGTCCTGTCGGTTTAAGATCAATATTTTCCACTTTTAACCTCCTTCAACTGCCGGTATTTCATCAAGGCTTTCGGCAGATTCACCCATGATGGCCTTGGCATCCCTTTCGGCTCGTTTAGCCGGCCGCAGGATATTTTCAAATACCTTCCTGAGTTTATCGGCCTGATTTCCATCGAGCAAAAAGTAATCTTCGTTTATCTGGACCTGTCCGGTTTTCGGTTCAACCTTGAAACAAATTTGCGCTCTCGCGGAAGGTGAAGGGACAAGGCAAAGATTCTCAATTACTTCCCCATCGTCTGTGGGGAAAGTTCTATCAAAAATTGCCATCGTGTTACGTCCGCCGCCTTCGTAGTCAATAACAAGCCGGGAGTGAGGAGATTTGATAGTAACAATATTAGACTCCCCAGTCGGTTTGCCATTTTTCAGAATAGCGATTGACTGATTTTCTCCTGACCTGTCCTGTGCCGGCTGTTTTTTGTAACCAACCAGCCAGGTAAGATTGATCTTGCGACCTTCTACCATTGCATACTTAACAGGGTATCCCTCAAAAGGATGCACTGCCTTTGCATGTTTTGGCGGAATAGTAACAATATCTTTCCTCGAAATAGTAGAGAGTTTCTTATTCTCTTCGCTATTCTTTTCTTCTCCGCGTTTTTGTTGAGCTTCCGTTGCCGGATCAATTAACTTAGCCATTTTTTCTCTTTTCCCCCTATCCCATTTTTGACTGAGGGCATCAGGCAGGGTTGGGAGATTCCCTGCTTTTCGCTTAGGCGGCCAGCCGTTTGCTAGATGCCAACATTATTATTTCCTGCCCTTCTTTTTCTCATGTTCAGGAACTTTCTTTTCCGGAAGAGTAAGCGTAAATTCACCTTCCGATTTAAAATCTCCCGAAACATTGAAAACAAGATTCGGGTTACTGGCAAGAAGATCACACTCCATAACCAGTTTTTGAAACCCCGGAGCAGCTCCGTTTTGAATTTTGAGTTTCCCTTTGATTTCCACGGTAACCCCCTTAGTTATTGCTCCTGTAGGTTGCAATAGCCTCAACCGCATTGTCGGCACTGTTAAATACTGACTTGGTTACGCCGAGAGTTGCCCCGATACAGAAACCGACTTTGTTTCCGTAATCGAAGGTTTTCTCTTCCCACGTCTTGTCTTTGACAATCGCAATCGCCCCAGCTCCTACGCCCATGAAAAAGGCTGTTGCTCCGTTAATTGCTCCGGTTCCCCAAGTTGTCGCCAGGGGCGCTCGGACATGAGCGAATAAGGCGCAATCTTCATGCTTGCCCATAGACTTAGTGAAGATGCGATTATCAGGACCGGCCTGCATTGCTTCGAGTTGTGCCTGTTTCCAAGAAGCATCGTATTTCTTAAGGTCAAATCTCTGATCAATGGCCATGACGCAAACTGTCTCGCGTTTTCCACCTTTGGATTTCCCCATGATGGTAGGAGTGGCCTTATCACCGTAGGCAACGGCCTTGCCGATAAGGTCAAGAGTCATGTACTCGCCGGCCACGATGGTCGTAGTAGCTGTGGAAGCTCCGCCATAGACGTACTTCGTGCAGGAAGTTCCGATTGCCGTAAAGATTAGCTGATCAACGGTTCCGGCCTTCCATCGTTCCAGGAGAATCATTGCCCATTTACGGGTGTCCTGATCGCTCTTGTACTGCTCAGAAAGCTTGCCTTTGGTGCGAATGGCGTTCCGGTACTGCTGCAAAGTGATTGCATCGTCGTAAGTGACAGGTACTTCTTCCTGCCCTTCCATGTCCGCATCGCCCAAAATTCCAGCTCCGGAAAGTTCTCTGATCTGTCCGTAGGTAAGCTGATAACCGGGCTTCTGTTTCAGGTCATTAAATTCAACGATAATATCGTTGTTTTCATCCGGGCCAATGAAACCATTATCATAAAACCATGATTCCTTTTTGACCCCTATCCACCATTTACCGACCCATTGCTGAGCGGTGAGTGCGTTTGCTGTAGTAAATTCCCAATCTGGCATATTACTGTCTCCTTTATGAAGACCTTTCTTTGCGTTTTAGTCCCAAGGCCACGAAGGATATTTCTTTCTGAGCGCTAGAGATGCTTTTGAGTAAAAATCTGCTTTTTTCTCGTCGCTCATTTTATCCACTGTTTCCGCAAGTTGTGATTCCGTTAATGCCTCGAAGTTATCCGCTGCCACTGATCCCGGCCCGCCGTTAATATGCCCAACTGGTTGTCTCCGAAGAGAGTCAACAACACCTTTTGCCGTTTTTGTTTTGGTGTCATTGATTGTTGATTCCAGCGTCATGAGATGGTAAGCATCGGCGATTATCCCGCCGCCACGTTTGGTCGTCTTCATGAATTCCAGAGTCTTTTTTATAACTTCGTCAACCTGTTCAACCTCGTTATCCTTTAAATCATTGGCATCTTTTGAGAAAAGTTCCTGCGAAATTGAACGCCCGAATGTTAAAATCTCTCTCTGAGATTCCTTAACTCTGGTCTGTTCGGCAGTGGTACGTTGTTCAACTTCCCTTTCGGCATTGCGATGATAATCAGTCTGCAACTGCGTGGCGTAAACCGGATCAACTTCGTAAATCTCGCGGAGCGTCATTCCTTCGTACGCTCTTTGATCTTGCGGAATCTCCGGGGGATACGTTAATCTTAGACCGCCAACATCAACAACTTTTTGCTGTTGAACTGGAGCTTTCTGATTAGGATCAACGTAATCCGCTGGCTTCTCTTCCGGGAAGGCTTTGTAATAACCCTCCGGGCCTAAACGTTTAAAAAGGTCGAATTTTTCTTTTGTGCGTTCCCCTTCTTTCGCTCCGTGATAAATTTCCTTAAAGCGTTTCGGGGGTATTCGGTTTCCATCTTCATCAATGATATACTGGCGTCCTTTATCGTCCGTCTCGATCTGGAAACCCTCTTCTTTCGCTGCCGCTTGTTCTTCGGCTGTCGGCTCTGCCGTTTGCTCGGTTTCGGTAACTTCGGCTGCCGCATCTCCTTCGAATGCCTGTTCCTGGCTTTCCGGTGCCTCTTGTGTTAACTCTCCCTGAATTTCTTCGTTCATAAAATCTCCTTTTGCATGATGTAAAGGCATCAAGTCCTTTTATTTGCAGACCATTTTAAGCCCGGCCAGAAGGCTTTTTTATTTTTACATACTCGCAATTAGGTCGAGTACATTTTTTACCAATTACCGGCTTTCCATCAACTATCCATTGTTTATCTTTTAAGTCCTTAAAACGATGAATACCTATTTTGCATAATGTTTTCATTCGGTCCAACCTCTGACAGCCGCAGTACAAACAGAGTTTGCACTATCGCTTATTGCACTTAATTTTAGATCGCAAGTTGCAGGAACTTTTAACGGAATCTCAAACTCGCGGTAAAACGATGAATCTTGTGTCTGTATTTCAAAGTATGGCATCATTAAACCAACCGGAAGAACCGTCATGTTAACATCATCTACATTTGCTCTTGCCGTCCATTTTACGTTTTTACCAACCGTGGAATATCCAGAACTTAGTGCAATACTTGTTAAATAAAGAGTTTTCCCTAGAGGAACTGTATAGATCATTTCCCTGCCGCGTGTTAACCCAACTGCCATAGAACGATAAATAGTGGTATGGTCTGTCTTATTTCTTATTACAATTAATCCAGCGGCCTTATTTCCAGTCCCGACTACAGAAACTCGAATTGAATTAACTCTTAATATGTTTGTTGCTACTGTTAAAACATTGGCAGTGCCGTTTAGTGTGACTTCCTCAGTCTGAGCAGTATAAGCTGTGTCCAGATAACCAATCTTAACTTTATGCACTCCAGTTCCCGGTACTGCACCAGCGGTTAAAATATCATCCTCGACGCTGGTAGAAGTAACTTCCATTTGTTGACCGGCTAATGGCTGGACATAAGTTCCACCTATTCCCCAAATGTCTTCCTCGTTCGTGCCTACATCACCGTTATATCCAAGTTTAGCAAAAGAAGTATGGTCAGTTACATTTCCCTTTGCTATGTCATATAGGTATGGCATAGAAGAAAAACGAGGTTTTCCATCTGCCGATTGATATGAGTATAAAAGTCCGTCGGTTATACTTCTGAATTTTCCCTGATTATCGGCTGTAGCAAGACTTAAAGGATTCCCAGTGTCGTCGTATAACAGCACGTGCGGACGATTTGAAGTGTGCCTGACACCATAGGGCAACCCCTCTTCATCCAGAACATACTGAGCGTTATTGGCTGTTACACAATGTTTGCTTTCTACCATTTAAACTCCAACAAAAAAGCCACCAATCCTTTCGGAAAAGTGGCTTTTGATCTCGCGTGTTAATTGAGGTTTAAGCTATTATTTTTGCTATTTAATTAACTCTTGTAACATCCTTTCAATCCCTTTAAGGGCTTTCAATATTGCGATAATGACTTTCTTTTGCGATTCAGTCATCACTTTTTCGTCAACCGTTTACGTTCTTTCTTTTCTTTCTTAGTCATGTTTTTCCCAATTTATATTTATAAACATTTCTTCTCCGTTCTCTAAGAAACGGTATGTTTATATAATAAATCCATTTTGGAAATATCATTGCGACTGTTATTTTCCCTTTATCTGGCCAGTGTTTATAAATAAACTTCATCTTTTCTATCTATTTTGTTTTCGTCGCTGTGCTCGGTTCGGTGATAACTCTTCCCTGTAAACTATTTTTGTCGCTGGTTCAGGACATAAAAGTGCCAACAATTCTCCATCCTTTTTAGCAGATTTTTTTAGATGTTCTGCCATTTTATCGCACAGGTTTAATATTTTCTCGTTTCCCATACTTACTCCACCGCCACCTCTGGTTCAATGCTCTCTACCACTTCACCATTCAGAACCTCTGGGTAGTTATCATCCAGCAGCGTTACTGTTGGCCGTCCGTTGATTATGTTGATCAGATAAATGACCTTCGGACCGGGGAGATTTTTTGCATCAGTGTCCTCTTGGATAATCTCCTTGTACGCCTCAGCGTCTTCGATATTGTTGAATAATGCGTATTTCATTTCTCGCTCCTATGGTTTAGTAATCGTCACGATAAAACTAGCCACATTACCATTAAATCCACTCTCCGCAGTACAGGCAGTGGCGTTGAAGCCGCTGGTGTCGGCTGTGAGTACTTTTTTCCCTAAAAGATTAGACGCCGAAAAATTTGTTGCCCCATTACTGCGAAATCCAATATAGCTATCAGATGATGGTTGCGTCGCATAAAAAGATTTTGCTCCCGTTGTTGATAGTAGTTGAGCAATGGCTCCGGTAGCCGATCCATTAACAGGACAAAACATTCTAAACGTTGGCCCCGTGCCAGATGTAAGGGTATAGTCTATCGTAAAGAAGACTAAAGCACCGGCAGATAAACCCATTGAGTTTGATGCTGATATGCCATCATTGCCAGAATCTATGGCCTGTGTAATATTACCACCCGATACAGTCCATGTCTCATAACCGCTACTTGTAGGCCACGATGTAACCAGATTATTTCCAACCGTCTCCACACTCCCTGGAGTATTGCCGGTATAAGTGGCGGTCTTCGCGCCATCGTTGAAGACAATCTGGACACCGGAAATGAGGGCGTACGGGCGAAGGTCAACACTTGAAGTGGTGACAAGGTAGGGAGCCGCGATAGAAACTTTTCCAGTTAGGGAGGCTAGGGTGATTCCGGTGGAGTATTTGATAAGGCGGATATTATCATTCACGGCTATGATCTGCGCTGTGGTCATCCCCGTATTGAGTCCCATATATGTCGCAGTTTCGGCCTCAATTCCCACACCGTTAAGATGAATCTCATCACCGCCAATGTCTCGCGCCTGTACGGGAGAAACAAGAAGTAAAAACGATAGTATGTAAAAGATAATGCGTTTCATAAAATCCTTAATAATAATAAACTACATACTTAGCCGTACTGGAGCAGGTAATGTCAACATAAATACCATTCCAGAATATTACCGGGGCCGGGACTCTTATGGCCTGTATTCGGTCAATCGCAGAAGTAGTAATCACAGTTGTCGGGATTAGTTTTGTTCCCGTGGCTGTTGTTCCATCGTAAATATCAACGGTAATTGCATTGGTCGCATCAGTGACTAAAATTATTCCAGAGAAATAACCCTGCCCAGTAGTAATTAGAGCATCGGTTGTTTGTTGCCCAGATGATTTAATCCAATCATCGACTGCAAACGCATTTACCGAAATCAATAAAATTATAACAATTATACAAAAAATCTTTTTCATATTAACTCCTTATCATGTTTTTCTAGTTACCCATCCAGTGCTTTAAAAATCCAATCATCAATCCTTTTCACCCATTTATCATCCTTTTTCATTGTAATAGAAAACAATACTGGTGTGCCGTTGTCGGGCATTACAACAATATTGATTGCATGATCTGGACAAACCATCTTTTCTGCGATCTGTGGCCCTAGTTCTTCTTCAAAACTAATAACTTCCTCGTTGCTATAAAGACCACCTATTTTCCCGGCTATAATCGGCAATTCGTCAACCCCACCGCCCCAACTTGGGATAACACAAGAGCAAAGATATTTTTCTTTAGCCAGTAAAACATCTTTCGCCACCGCAAAACATCTTTCGCAATAAAAGTATTGAGTTACAAAACTTCCTCTTTCACTCATTGCGTTCCTTTACCTTTTTTGGCTATTTCCATTTGCATAGCGTTCTCTTGTTGTGCCTTTAATCTCGGAATAACTTTGTCTTTCAATGAGTTGTCGGTCTGCTCCCAATACGTTTCAGGGTCAAGTAAGCCCATCTTAACCTTTTCCAGATTAGATGCCTCTGTTGCAAGTCTTGATGTCGGCATGCTGCTGCCGGCCGTCACTTTGATGTCGATATCCATAATATCAATGTCAGGATCACCTTCTACCGGGCAAATACGATCCAAGGCTTTCGTCCATTGATCTTTTACATACTGTTCATTTGGTTTTAAATCCGTCTGGCCCTGTGATTGCTGTTGTAATTGTGCTCTTTGTTCGTCCGGGAGCCATTCTTTCCAGTCTGTATCATCAATAAGTGCTTCCCATTGGTGACGCTTCCAGTATTTTAGCATGGCGGATAAGGCCGATCTACCGATACGGACAATAAACGCCTCGTACTTGCGGATAAACGGCGCACTCATTACCCCGCCGAAGTCCTGTAGGTAAGCAATAGCCTTACCACTCTGATCTTGCGAGTTCTGCGGGTTTCTTCCCCTAATTACGTCCGGAGTATCGTACTGATCATCTATGTCCTGGTCACATTGACGGTCATGAACCAGAAAATCATTGGCATTAACTTGGCCTTGTAAATACTGGACAGAAGCATTCTGTGCCAGTGTTGCCCGGGAATTAAGTCCGCCTGGTTTGCCCTTCCATTTAACATCACCTTTTTCAATCAAAGTCGGATGATTGAGTTTAGATGTGAGATAAACGTGCTGACTTCTGCGCTTGTTCTTCTCTCTATTAATTGGCAAAGCAAAAGTAGTAGGACAGGTCGGGTACGCTGTCTTCGTGTTGCTGTGCTTCAAAAGATTGAGTTTTAATACAGGATCGCCGTCCGGGTCTTCACCATAAGGATTTTCAATCTCTTCCAGTTCATTGCCGTCTGCGTCTTTCTGTTTGATCAACTTCTTTCCGACAATTATTCGATGCACCCGGATTTCAACCTTTGTCTCGAGCAGGTCAACTTTGATTGCTTCCGGGGGTACTTCGGCATATAATGGATTGGCCATCACTTCGGCTATTATTCCAGCTTCAATTTCTTTCTTGCTATTCTGATCTTTCCGATAGCGTTTGATGATTGGTTCCATGCCTTGAACAGAAACAGTTGAGATAAACTCATCAACTGTTTTCAGCAACATGGCTTCAATCTCCCAAACGTCCTTGATCGGAGCGTCTTCTTTGGTGTCCTTGCTTGCTCCTTCGCTCTCAGGAATGGCATAATTGTCTTTTCCGGTTACACCCGATGATTTCCCGCCTTTTGCATCGTCCGGGAGCGTACCGGAAAAGCGCATGTCCTCTTCCGTGACGAGATCGCCATATTTGTCTTTGATATATTCAACTGACCGCTTTATGGCTTTAATTAGGTGCGTGTCTGAATAGTCAATCTTGCGCGAATCTTCGTCAAAATAAATGTTTTCGGGATTTTGGTTCTCGATGATGATCTTACCAAATAGCCCCTTATTACGATTAAACCAAACGTCAATAGAGGCAAGTCCTGAAATTTTTGACTCTTCTACCGCATCAAACTGAATATCAAGAAAAGAGTTTTGGTCCTCAACCTGATCCACGCCACGCTTTAGAAGCTCAGAAACATAAAGACTCCCGCCTTTGCGCGGGTAAACCTTAATCTCCGGTTTCTGGTTTGTTGCTATGGCTGCGCTGGCCTGGACACCTTTATTACATTTATTGACAACAATCGCGTCTTGTTCGGCCTCTTCCAGTGCATCTAGTTCCTTTGGTTCCCACATCTTGTTTTCGGCGATGGCTTCCCAATTACGAGTGCGGTTTTTCAGCCAAGTTGATCGCGCTGTTGACTTCATGTACCTGGCCAACAGTTTATAGACTTCCTCTACCTTTTCCGGAAGATTGGTTGCGGCCACTTTGTCGATATCGATTTGTTCAGCCATTCTTTAATCCTTCTGATATGTTTTTCAAATATTCTACCAATCGTTGCGGTCTTTCTTCTTCTGGAAATGATTTTAAATAAATAGATTCATTTAACATTGTTTCTATAAATCTTCCGATCATTGAGAGATAGTCGGTTTTTTCTTCCATAATCAAAACACCTTCACGGCTAGAATTGCGGTTCTTAATTCATTCTCGTCCAGCCGCGGCCCTTCTTCGTCCCCCTCCATCTCCATAAAAGGGTTCACGCTTCTTCCTATTGCTGTGCCATCTTTTGCATGTTCCTGTAAGTCCCATATATCTTTTTGCAAACGGGCAAGTTTCTTTATTGCTTCGTCACGTTCTTGGATTCGCTTCTGGTATCCGGTCATCAGCTTTTTATCCTTCCCGTTCTGTTCGGCCCATGTGTCGTTTCCACTAAATACATCGGCGCGAACTCCTGCGTTATCTCAATGCAACCGCCCTTCGCTTCAATACCGACATCGTTCATCCCTTCTTTAAGAAATACCTCAAATACTGGAATAACCGCTTTTCTCCTGTCCTCGTCGCTGAACTCTGAAAACCGTGAGTTAATAGGCTTCATCAGGATGGTTCTTTTCATCGTAACGCCTAAATCGGTCAGCCTGTACCCATACCTGATGCCATTGACATCAACGGTCATCAACTCGTCACCATCAACAACTCGAGTCTTAAACAGAGAATTACGAAAGACCTTGTTAAGATTATCAACGTCATTCCGTAGTGTGGTCAGCGCTTCAACTGTGTCCTGATAAAGATCATCCTCAATCATGCGCTCGGATTTAAAAGGATTGTCTTCTGGTACTCTTATTATAGGTATTTCTCCCATTACATCACCCTCGGCCTTGCTTTATCGTGTTCTTTATGCACTCTCGCCAACCAGCCAGTGACCGGCGCTTCAACTTTTTCAGGTTTACCGCCCAAGAAAATACTTGCTTCAATCGTCATGCCGGCCGCTATTACACAGTCACCTAATTTCCCCTCTTCCGGCCCCAGTTTCATGCTGCCCTCGTACTTAATCCATGTTGCCGATTCATCTAACAGCACAGGACAGTAAACCGTTCCCTTTGTCTGTGCGTAGTAGTTTTTTAAATCCTCTGACATATCGTACTTTGCCTGTTGACTCTCAGACCAGCCGATTTCCGCTCCGATCTGTGTCTCGGATGCTGATCCTGCCACCATGCGCTGATACTGAGGAGCACCTAAGTTCATCAACTCTTTTACAACCGTCTGCCCGGCTCCTGTACGTTCCACGCAGAGCAAAGCCCTGTCGTAGTAATTCGATAGATTGAAAAGAAGCTTTGACCACTCATAAGCATCAACGCGATTGCTTCGAAGCCTGAAAACGAACTCATCGAGAAGTCTGTCCATAACATAGGCCACTGAATAGCTTAAGCCCAGCCCTTCGGACACATCCGAGCCGATGCAATACCGGCGAAGCCACGGCAAACCATCATAGTCAGGAGCTTGATTGTAGGGTACACGCCATAATTCCCCGATACCTGATTTATCCATCTGAAAGTCATACTCGTTCATCCTATTCTTAACGATTGCACCCTTCCAGCCGATGATTGTATTTTCGAGGGGATGCCTCAAAAGCGTCTTGCCGAAATATCCTGACGTTGTTGATTGCAGAGCCTCCTCCTCTGTTTCCGGGTAATGTTCAATTACGTCCTGTTCATCCATGCCGGACTGCACCATTTTAGAGCGGAAATCAGCCGGTCGGCCTGGGTGTGCCATCCATGCTAAAAAGATACGCGAGAAATTGTTTATTCCTTGTCGGGATTTTTGGTATGTGTCACGTACCCACGGCCAGCCGGGGCCAGACTTAACAGAGTTGGCAATGACAATAACTCTACCTTTTGCCTGTTCAATACCCGGGAAAGAATTATTAAAAATTGATTCAACTTCTCTAATTGTATGAGCCTCATCGATGATTAACACGTTCGGTGTCTTTGATTCTGCTCCCATTTCAGTAGTGGGCATGGACTTAATAATGCTTTCCGTACCATTACGCTCAAATATAATCATCTGCCGATTACGGGTCTTTAATTTAACACCACAGACAATATCGCCTTCTTTTTTAGGTGCAAACCAATCAGGAAGGCGGTCAAGAATGAAATAAACACGGTTTAAGAATTCAATGGCATGATCTTCCCCGTGGGAAATAATGACTGATAGGTGTAGAGGATGTTTTAACGCCAGCCATAATACGAGTGCCGCAGTTAGCCAGGTTAAACCGATCTGCCTAGTTTTAAGAAGGATTAAAAGAAGTTCGTTTGTTAACTGAGGGATAATTTTGCGTTGCTCTGGCCATAAGACTAATTTAGCCGGTCTCTTTAATTCTTTATCCTCAAACCATACGAAGTTATCTAAAAATAAGATAAAGAACGCTAAAGCCATGCGCCGCATCTTCTCTTGAAGATTCAAAGCCAATAGTATTTTAAGCTTTAATTTGCTTTGTGAGTTCTTGGATTGCTGCATCAAGTTCCTCATCGGTCTTATTTGTTAAATCTATTTTGCCAGTAAGGTTGACATCTTGTTTATCCATCCACTCTTCGCGCATTCTATTTTTAGTCCAATAAATGCAAGCCGTGGTATCAGGCGGATAATGTTTAATGGTGGGAGTAATTACTATTTGACCTTGAATAACATTGATTTGATCTTCCGGGTGACTATATCCCGTTGCTCTTTCATAAAGAGATCGCACAACTCTGTTATCAGCAATAGCCTTTCCCTTTTTTATGGACTCTAATATATTTTCGTCTTTCTTATATAAATTAAGGGAAGCAACTGAAATATCAAGCACTTTAGATATTTGTTCGTCTATTAAACCCATACCGTAAAGCGTCTCTATCATTCCTAAATCAAGATTATCTTTTTTGCTTGGTTTCTTACGGCGAGACTTAACGGCCTCTTTTGTTTTGCTGGCATGCTTTTTAGGTTGAACCTGTTTTTGTTTTGTATTCAGCCCTTTTTTCATGGCTGCATGATAACACAAGGTTGTAATTAAATAAAATTAATTATTATATTATAACGCCTTAAAATTATTACATATTTAAAATATTTGAAAATATATTAAAATAATTCTTGACATTAATGCAATCAATGTGTATATTAGCATCAACAAATAAATAAACAGGAGGAACAAACCATGAATAAACAGGCAATTAAAAACATGGATTTCAACACCCGCTCGTTTTCAATTCAGAGGCTTGAAAACGAGCTTGCGTACTATCGGCATGCGGTGCGCAATAAATTGGATGTTTGCGCCAATCCTCGTTCGGTCATCAAATATTTTCAAAACCGGATTGAGGCACTCAACCTAAACCATAGCGATGTGAGGTAATAAAAAATGAATAAAATATCAGAGGAACAAACCATGAATGACGAAAAATTCGATAAACTCCCCGCCGATGCAAAAACACGAATTTTTAAAATTGCTATCGCCCGTCTAGAGGAGGACCGCGCAGAGAGGACGCCCGCAGTAAACGCTGAGTATGGAAATGGTGAGTTTGTTGATAAATTACTATGCGACGCTATTTCTGAATTACAAATTAAAATCGCGCAATTGGAGGGCAATCATGCGAAATAAAATTTATAAAATGGGAGCAGAATCAAAGACACCGAACGTGTTAATCATCCCGGAGAATATCTATTTTGACGAAGATTCCCGCAAGATTGACACGCACCTAATTAAAGCCATAAAGCGGTCAGTTGAATATATCAAAGACAAATATGGCGATCTCGTCACGGAAGAGGACATGCGCTTTTCCGGTACGCTCCCGACGGTAGCAGGTCAGTTGGTGGATGACACTGAGAATTGGTACGCCGCCCAGGATCGCATTTACGCTCAAATCGACAGGCTAGGAGACGCCATTCCATACGGACTATATTGGCAAATACCAACCGATAAGCTTGAAAAAATGACAATCGAGGACGCGCGTGAGTGGACACGTAATTTTCACAGCACACCAGGGAAACGAGCAAATAGCACAAATCTGGAGGTGGCAGCAAGTGAGAACTAAAAAACACTACGAAAGCTTATTAAATCAAAACCCGAACACCACCGTTGGTTTTTCGCTCGCGGCTCAGGCGGTTTATGCCGCCAAATACGGGAACTATCCCGGCCCGAACGAATCTGACGGGACCGATGTTGCCGCGTGGAAATTGATCGCCCGTGGATTAAAATCCAAATACGGAGAAAATCTAACAGTCGCCCAGGTGCGCGATGAAATGGCCGCTGTGGTTGAACCGACCACCGAATTGATTGTCCGTAAAATTCCCGAATCCCTGCGCCGTGATTTCAAATCGAAATGCGCAGCAGATGGAGTGAGCCAGCAGGATAAAATCATCGAGTTGATGAGGCAATACGTTAACTAGCAACCACCCACGGCGGGGCCTCCACCCCGCCTTTAGTCAAGCATTATTCCAAGCATTACACCTTTCTATCTCCATTATTACCCGCCCGATTATTTCAACGATTTGAGGGACAACTGCGTTCCCGAGTGCTTTTAACTTTTGGACTCTGTTTTTGTTTCGTTTATCAAGGTGCCGTCTGAACGACCCGATTTCTTTGTCAGTAACGGATCGCCATACTTCATGAAGTGCCGATAATGGTTCATGCAAAAACCGTGTCCCTGCGCTACTTTCCCACAAATCGAACAAAATGTTTTCGGCCTTTTCGGCATTGTTTTGCCATTCTCCCAATGCAATTTCATGTGACAACTCGAACACAATGTCATCAAATTCGCAGGTGCATTGTTTGTCCAATCTTCGTCTTTGTGATGGGTTCCTATATTCTTTGCCGTTCCGCATTTCTCGCACACTTTCCCGCGAAACTTCACAGCTTCCTTCTGGTATGCCGATCTTATTTTCTTCTCTTTCTCCATCCACTTTGCCATGCACAGGACACCACAAGTCTTCCTCTCTAAAAACCTCTGATAACTTTCCAAAACACCGTTGTACCGATTCCTCTCCAAACGCTTCTTGCAATATAGGCAATACTTCTCTGGCTCTTGTTTCCTTGGATGTGGCATAATGATACCTCCTTAACATTAAGATGAAACCTATTATGCCATTGGTTACAGGCATAGTCAAGGAATATCTAACCAATCTATCGGGTAGCCCATAAGAAACGCCGCAAAGTCTGGATGCAGCTTCAATCCACGGTTCGTCCCATGCTCTATTCTTGCCGCTAAATTCGGTGTGAAATCCTCTCTGCTCTGTGGAGTGTGGGGCGTCGGGAGTAGATTGCATTCCGAATACTTCGGCCTCTTTGAGCTGTGAAACTTCGCCTGAATCAAGTCCTGCATCGTCGCCATTGAGTCGGTCGGTGTCGGCAGCATGGGGATTTGAAAAAACTGTGTCTTCCCGTTCTCGTCGCAAACCTTCAGACCCTGTGTCTGTGGTGTCGGCAGCATGGCAATCTGCTCCGACAATCCCCCCGGCACATAATGCCGCCCGATTGATTCCTCGTACGCCGTCCGTTTCTCCAATCTGTCGGTTCCCGGCTCCATGTTCACACATGAGGGAGTGAGCGCAAATCCACACCCGATCCCTTCTGTGCGGGGCATTGACGGCGCAAGCTGGAATAATAAACGCTTGCACTTCGTAGCCTTGATTTTCCAGGTCAGAAATACAATCGTCGAGTCCCATGTCGATGAATCCAGCAACATTTTCGCCAATAATCCAACGGGGCTTGACTTCGGAAACCACTCTAAGCATTTCCGGCCAGAGCGCACGGTCGTCATCTTTGCCCTTTCGCTTCCCGGCGCAACTGTATGGCTGACACGGGAATCCACCGCAAATAAGGTCAACTGGTTCAAGGTTTGTGACATTTTTAATATCTCCGTATCGCTTTACATTCGGCCAATGCTTCGCCAAAACTTTGTTACAAAATGGGTCAATTTCTACCTGCCACGTTATTTCCATTCCGGATCTCTCTAATCCGAGATCGAAGCCGCCAATTCCAGAAAAGAGGGAGCCCACTTTCACAACATCACCATAATTAATAATTTCATAAATCACTCCCCATTGATTTAAAAAATCTTTCCAACACCTTTTCATCACCCTCGGCCGGCTGTAATCCCAATGATTGAGAAAACCCATAACAAACCACACTAAGTTTTTCGTTTTCCCATGTAATCATGAAAAAGCCAGCCGATGTAATATTGCCCGTAATCTGTTTGTGCTGCACGGCATCATGCAGAATCACCGGGAATATCGTATCAATCATAACGTATTTATGTTTCATGGCATACCCCTAAAAATATCTATAATCCCCCAAACTAAAACAACAGCCAGAATAATTATCACTGCAATTCTTTCGATGTTATTCAT